GATGCGTTCCACTGCTCGTTGCACGTTGGAATGGACTTTAAGCTTGCCCCTATGAGTGCGGTTGGATGTGTCCGACACCACGACACACTGCTGGCGATTGATGAAGTAGTAATGTGGGGTAGCAACACCGACGAGATGGCTCAGGAATTGCGAACGCGCTATCCGGACAAACGTGTTATCATTTACCCCGACCCAGCTTCACGCCAGAGAAAGACGAGCGCAGGCGGGCGCACAGATTTAAGCATTCTTCAGAACGCAGGTTTTGAGGTTAAGGCTAAGACCAGACACGCACTGGTTCGAGATAGAATAAATGCGGTCAACTCAAGGCTACTATCTAGCGATGGTCAGCGTAAGTTGTTGATAGACCCCAAATGTAAACAGACAATCGAATCCTTAGAACGTCAGACCTATAAAGAAGGTACAAGCGTTCCTAATAAGGATGGTTTTGACCACATGAATGATGCTCTAGGCTATCTGGTAGAATACCTATTCCCAGTACGCACAGAGCGAATAGTTGAACAACCTACTAGGTGGAGTTAATGGCTTACAGCAAAAACCTTGAATACACGCACCCGCAATACGACCACAATAAGTATCGCTGGGAGTTCTATTTACGCAGCTACATGGGTGGTGAAGATTACCGCGATGGTTCATACCTAACGCGATACATCAATGAGGACAAGGACGAATACAATCGCCGCCTTGACCTGACCCCGATGGACAACCACAGCAAGAACATTGTCCACATCTACAGCAGTTTTCTATGGCGACAGCCACCAGTGCGAAGCTTCAACTCTGCCGCTGGTAACTATGCCATTGAGCCGTTTATGAAAGACGCTGACCTTGATGGACGTAGCTTTAATGCGTTTATGAGAGAGGCTAACATCTGGGCAAGCGTTTACGGTAACGTCTGGATTATGGTAGACAAGCCAGCTTCTAATGCCCGGACTAAGGCTGAGGAGCTAGGGCAAGATATTAGACCTTATGTGACCATGTTCACCCCTGAGAATGTATTCGACTGGGAATATGAGCGAATGCCATCTGGTCGCTATGAGCTTTGCTATCTGAAGGTGCGCGAGTCTATCGAGGAAATCAGCGACACAGAGAAGGTTGTTTATTACCGTTGCTGGCACAAGGATAAGGTCGAGCTTTATAAGAGCATTAACGAGCAGGACACGCACATCAGCACAGAAGAAAACGTGCTGGGCAGAATCCCTGCGGTGTTCCTACCTGCGCAACGCTCAGTAGTTCGCGGCATTGGTGTTAGCGACCTGTCAGACGTTGCCTATATGCAGCGAGCTATCTATCAGGAACTTTCGGAAGTAGAGCAGCTTATCCGTATTAGTAACCACCCTACCCTTGTTAAGTCATACGAGACTGCTGCAAGTGCTGGTGCTGGTTCGGTTCTTAATATACCTGACGACATGGACGCGCCGATGAACCCATATCTGTTACAGCCTAGCGGTTCTAATCTGGACAGCGTAAGAGCGTCTATTAACGACAAGATTGAATATATTAACCGTATGTCTCACATGGGTGCGGTTCGCGGCACAGAGGCTATCACGCAGTCTGGCGTAGCTATGCAGACAGAGTTCCAAATGCTTAACGCAAAGCTGGCTGAGAAGGCTGATATTCTTGAACTGGCCGAAGAACAAATCTGGAACCTTTGGTGTGATTACCAAGAGCTAACCCCAGACGTTGAAATCTTTTACCCTGATAGCTTTGATATTCGCGATATGGACAAAGAGCTAATCTTTTTGCAACAGATGCGAGCCACTGGCGTGAAGTCTGTAACCCTATCGCAAGAAATAGATAAGCAGATTGCCGACCTAGTGTTGGACGATGAGAAGCTGGCAAAATCGCACCTTGAGATAGACCAAGGCGCACAAGTTATAGGGCAGTTCAACGACGAGGCTGAATAATGCCCACAGATAACCAGTATGACGAGATATTGGATAAGCTGGCTGATACCCATCAGCAACGCCTAGCTGATGCCCTAGTGACCTTAGAGGAGCGCGTAGCAGGTGTTATGGCTGACGCTCCGCTACAGGGTGGCAAGCTGTTCGATACTGAGTGGGCTATCAATGCTAGACCAGCTCTGAAAGAAGCAATGGACGATGCTTATCTGTCTGAAGTGGACGGCATTGTTAGAGGCTACGGCTCTGTCGCATCTGATGCGCAGGATATGCTACAGACCTACGGCGACTTTACTAAGATAGATTCTGCAACTATTAACCAGTTGCAACGGTTATCATTCCAAGGCTTTGAGTCAGTTGCTAACGAGTATCTGGACACACTAGCGAACGAGGTCTATCAGTCAACCCTGACAGGCCGTAGCTTCAACGATACGGTTAAGAGCCTACGCCAGACAATCAACGGCGTGTATATCCAGAGCGACGATGTAGAAGCCCAGCGGCTTGTGGACTTGGTTAATAACGGCACAGCGGCACAGGCTAAAGATGCGGCAGAGCAACTGCGCACCAAGTTCGCTAGAGACAGGGCAGGGAACAACCTAAGACGCTACAGCACCCAGATGTCGCAAGACAGCTTGATGCAGTTCGATGCATCTATTAACACTGCAATCGGTATTCAAAGCGGTGCGACGAAGTGGAAGTATTACGGCGATGTTATCAGGGACAGCAGACCATTCTGCCGCAAACACGCTGGGCAGGTATTTACTGAAGAAGAAATTGCAGACACTTGGGCGGGTCGTTGGAAAGGCAAATCATCTGGAGACCCCTTGATTGTACGCGGCGGCTACAACTGCCGCCACCATTGGCGGCCAGTGTTTGATGAAGAAAATATTGTGGAAAAAAGCCCTGCACCCACCCTTAAGTTTAATGAAGATGAAACCAATGTCATTGGCTCAGTTGCAGACCTTCAAGTAGCGGTTAGCGTTATGAATCCGAAGGTTCTGGCCGTAGCAAGCAAGCTGCCAAAACCGCAAACAATATTGCATAAAGATAAAGCCGGACTGTATGACTGGGATACAAACACCCTAACGGCTGGCTTTAAAGATGCAAACGGTGCAGTTCTACGCCATGAGTATGGGCATCACATGGACGCAGAGCTTGGAAAGTTGCTTGGTTCTGGCAGACCTTTTGCTGGAATCAGTGATGATGATTTTGAGTTCACTAAGGCGTACAGGGCAGATAAAAAAGCACTTGGCCTGAACCCTTCAGACAAAAACAGATATATAAACGCCAGAAATCTCACAGATGAAATTTATGATGACGTGGAAAAAAGCGGCCTCAGAATGGGTAAACACTCTATTCCAGAAAAGTTTACTTATATGGGTTCTAAAATTAAAGACCCTGACTTGCTTGCTTACTCCGACATATTGGACGCTATGACAGATGGCGAGGTTCACGATGTACTTGGAAAGGGCGGGCATGGTAAAGATTATTACAAAAAACATAAAAGCCTCAAGACAAAAGAAACCTTTGCAAATTTGACTGCATTGAGAGGGACTGACTACTGGGATATGGTTGAGAGAGATTTTCCAAGGCTTGCCAAGCGTTACGATGAAATTATAGACGAGGCGTTAGAACTATCGACATTTTAAACTATGAAGATGTAGTTGCACTGCACATCGAGACATTCGGTGTTGCGCCTAAAACTACCGGCATGAGATACGCTTCAGATACACCACTTATTGAAAGGGTGGTGGAGGCTATAATCTCTGGCGTTCCTTATGCTGAGGAACCATTGCCCAAAAACTCAACAACATAAGGGAATAACATGGCATACGGTAAAAAGAAGAAGAAAAAAAAGCCCACTAAATAAGCTGGGCTAAAGGGTTACACTGCTGCAATTAGGATAGGGCTATAAACTCTTTCTTAGAAATCACTTCGTCAACATAACGCTCAACTGGTGTTGGCACTACATAGCCATCTGAGAGCTTGAGCATATTGTTGGCGCGGTTGCCATCTACAATAACAATCTCTACAACTTCGAGCCATTCTGGTTCGCCTGTCAGCGTTACATAATCGCCCTCAAATATAATCAAGCCTTTGGCTTTCTCTTGCCT